TTACCCCGTAATCATTTTCAGGACGTTGATAACGCACTCAAAAAACTCAGCTTTCTGGTTTGCCAGCTCAAGCTGTTCTTCAAGTTCCCTGATTCTTTGCTCGGGTGTCAGCGGGATAGTTGTCTGAGCCACAGGCAGTTTCCTCTTCACCAGGTCAGGAAGTCCGGGTCTCCAGTCAAGCCGGCCATATTTACGCAGCCAGACAAGTACGGTGGAGCGCCCCTGAATGCCATATCGCTGCTGGGCCTGTTTATAGGTCATCTCGCCTTTTCGACCTGCTCAACGACGGCTATTTTAAAGGATAGAGGATAATCGCGTTGGGTGCGTTTGAACTCAGTCATCATCACGTTCTCCGGATTTAAGTCTGGAACGTGTCAACGCTATTCAGGACGGGTCACAGAATGCAAAAAAGCCCACGGTTATAACGTCGTGGGCTTTGATTTTTTTTGACTTCGTACATACCTGGTAGAGAAAGGGTGCCTTACGATCGCCACCTTCAGCAACCGAATGACCGGGGATTACTCCCCGGTCGCGGTTTCCTTACTGCTTACACTGTAAGAACGCCGCAAACTCCGCGCCTCCTAATCTCATGTGCAGCTCGCATAACGAACCGCGTAACATCCAGATTATGAGTACCACCGCAATACAAATTGTGATGGTGGATAGCGATTTTTGCGACATGCGCTTTACTCCTTATCGGAGAGGCGCTAACCTATCACTTGCTTAAGGTTGTTCGGCTAGAGCCTCGGTTAAACAGAAATGTTTTCCGGGGCTTTCGTCTTTCTGGCCTTTGGCGAACCTCCGACCAGCGTCGAAGGCACCCGCGACTATTCTACTGATTTCCCGCCGCCCCGCTACTTAAAACTAAAACCCGTCAAATTCGCCTGTTATTGTCATGGGTGAATCCTGTTGGTTTATGTTTCGTCTTTCTGGTCGAGATCGAAGTTAAGCTGATTACGTCCGCGATGGCTTGAAGGGAGGTCTTCCCACGGAATGGATTTGTCTTCGGTCTTGTTTTTTCCTACAAGGCCGATGACGGACTGGAGGGTGTAGAAGCTGACGCCGCATTCCAGGTTATTACACTGGTAGTAAGTCCGTCTGATGGTTCTTTCCTTGTTTTCCATTCGGCTGGTGCGGGTTCTGGATGATGCGCCACATATCGGACAGGGAAACAAAGGCAGGCCCTCATACTGATAAGTCTGCCGTTTATATTATTCCAGTTATTCCTTTTCTGCTATCCATTCAGGAATTTTTAATTCCAGCTCAAGGTGTGTGGTGAAGCCGTTCTCGTCGATAGTGTGTTCCGCTTTGGCGATGATCCAGTCTTCGTTATCGATATCGGTTTTAAAGCCAGACACGGAGCCGTGCATTTCGGGGTAGAGATCTGCACGGCCACGCGCCAGCGTAATGGAAAACTCCGCCGCGCCGCGCTGTAGCTGCTGCCATTTGGCGGCGGCTGCACGCTTTGCGGCTTCTTCGTTCTGGTAGGTCTTGCGTAGTACGTAAACGTTGCCGTCTGCGCCTTCCATGTAGTCGCCTTCGCGGCTACTGCTTTTCTCTTTTTTTGACGTTGCGGGCTTGCGGCGGCGTTTAACGCTGACTTTCTTTTTTTTGCCGAAGTTCAGATCCAGCCAGTACGCCTTTACGCCTGTATAGGCCTGCCTGTCTGAAATGCGGAACCGGTGTCTGTCGCCGTGGCTGCGGGTCAGGGCGAAAGAGGGTAGCGCTTTGCCATCTGCCGTGACGCCGCCGCCCGGCAGAATGAATAACAGGCTGCCGTTCTTGACCGTGGCGATAGCGCCCAGCATGTCGGCCATGCGGGTGAGAAATGACATATCGCTTTCATCAGTCTGGTCGGCATGGTCGATTTCGATATCCATCAGCATTTCGCTTATCTGCGCCTTCAGTCCGTAGCGGTGAGCGATGGCAGACACGACGCGCTCGACGGTCACATCATGCCAGGACACTTCACGCTTCACGTTGAACTCAGCGCGAAAATCGGCACTGCTGGCCGTGATATCAAGACGGTCAGGCGGGCCTTCGTGTGAGATCTCGTCAACGATATACAGCCCCTTGTAAATCAGGGCTTCACCTTTCCATCCCATCGATACGGCAAGCTTCGTGCCGCGCTTTGGGAGCTGCACTTCGCCGTCAGTATCGTCCACGCTGATAACCACCTGATCGGCTTCAAAACCCCGGTTATCGGTCATTGAGACAGACATTACCCGCCTGTTCAGATCATTCAGTTCGTCTTCGCCTGTGGTGATACTGAAATCCGGCACTTTCACTGCATCATTCAGGGTGTCCATGTAGCTGTTAATTTTTAGTGTGATGGCGTCTGTGGGTGTCATGTGTTCTGGCCCTCCGTTGCCCGAAGGATCACACGTGCGCGCGGGGAGCCGTAACCCTTTTTTGTTGTCGCAGTACGGGAAGAACGCGGGTTTAGTGCTATGGCGGGGAAGATGGCGGATTATCACGGGGAACCTCAACAACCGCAACGGTGGAAAACATGAGTGAACAACGTTTTCACGGTGCGCGCATCAGGGAAAACACTGACCTGGTCACGGCCATTAATGACATTGATTCCAGTGTCATTGGGATTGTTGCCGTGGCTGATGATGCTGATGCGGGTACTTTCCCTTTGAATAAGCCCGTTTTGTTTAACCGGGTTAATGATGTGCTCGGCAAAACCGGTAAAACCGGCACGTTGTATAAATCCCTCAAGGCCATAGCCGATCAGGTCAGTACGAAAGTCATTGTCGTGCGTGTCCCTGCCGCAAAGGAAGGGGACGGCGAAAAGACGCAATCACAGCTTGTGATTGGCGGAACGGAGGCGGACGGCAGTTATACGGGGATGTATGCGCTGCTGGTTGCCGAACAGGATGAACACATCGGCTACCGTCCGCGCATTCTGGCTGCGCCCGATCTCGATACCAAAGAGGTGACATCTTCCCTGTGTGTGATTGCGGAGAAGCTGCGGGCGTTTGTGTATGCCGGATGCAACGGTTGCGCCACGATGGCAGAGGCCATCGCGTACCGGGCTGATTTTGCCTACCGCGAACTGATGCTTATCTTGCCTGACTTTATCGCTTATAACCCTGAGTCCGGCCAGAATGAAGTTTTTCCGGCCCCGGCGTATGCGTGCGGTCTGAGGGCGCTGATTGATAACGAGCAGGGATGGCATAAGTCGCTGTCTAACGTGCCGGTGAAAAACGTGCTGGGGATATCAAAACAGGTGTTCTGGTCGCTTCAGGCTGAGGATAGCGACGCCAACGCGCTTAATAACAAGGAGATCACCACGCTGATTAAGCGTAATGGTTTCCGGTTCTGGGGCAACCGCTCAACTGATGTTAACGCCTATATCTTTGAGGTGTATACGCGCACGGCGCAGGTGCTGGCTGACAGTATTGCAGAAGCGCAATTTGAGGCGATAGACGAACCGCTGACGCCAACGAACGTTAAGGATGTACTGAGTGGCATCCGGGCGAAATTAAGCGCGCTGGTGACGTCCGGGCGGCTTATCGGGGCGGAATGCTGGTATGACGTGGTGGATAACAGCACGACGGAGCTGCGGCAGGGACGCGTGCGTATTCGCTACAAATATACGCCGGTTCCGCCACTGGAAGATCTGACACTGTACCAGACGTTCACGGATGAATTTTTCGGGCCTGCATTTGCGTCTTTGGGAGGTGTGTAAATGTCTGTTCCACATAAAATCCAGTTTTTTACCTGTTTTATTGACGGGGAAAACGAGATCGGCAAAGTGACGTCGCTCACCCTGCCAAAAGTGACGCGCAAGACCGAAAACTATCGCGGCGGCGGCATGATGGGGTCAGTTGCAGTTGATCTTGGTCTTGATGATGGCGCGCTGGATGCCACCGCCGTTTTTGGCGGCTTTATGCCAGGCGTTATCAGGAAGTATGGCGGCGACATCGACGAGCTGAAACTGCGCTTTGTGGGGTATCTGTACACCAGTGGTGACAGCCTCATGTGTGAGATTGAGATGCGCGGGCGTATTACTGAAATTGATATGGGTGAGGTCAAACAGGGTGAGGATACCTCGCACACCTACGCCATCAAAAACACCTATTACAAGCTGTCTGTTGATGACCAGGAACTTATCGAAATTGATAACCTGAATTTCATCTACAAAAAAGACGGCAAGAACATGATCCCCGATCGCGCCCGTTCTGCGCTGGGTATGAACTGATTAATTTAACGGCGGTGCTGTGTGCCGCCCGGAGAAATGACAATGAAAAAAGAATCTGCTGAATATGGCGTTGACGTCACCACTGAAGCCACTGCCCCGGTGAAGGGGGTTACGCTGGCCCAGCCGGTCGTGCGCGGGGATGAAACGATTACGTATGTGGAGATTGGCGACGCTATCAGGCAATCCGGCTCACTGCGCGGGCTGTCGCTGTCAGACGTGCTCAATATGAAAACGGATACCCTGGTGACGCTGTTTGCACGCGTGACGTCTCCACGCCTGAAAGAGAGCGAGATCAGAACGCTTGCGACGTCTGATTTTATCGCGCTGTCCACGGCCATTGTCCCTTTTTTGACGCCTACGGCCTCTGGAGTACCGAACGGGGCGGAGACGGACGACTAATCACGGTGGTTAAGTTTGACCGGATTGAAGATCTGGTTGCTGATATCGCCGTTGTTTTTAACTGGCCGCCTGCTGAAATCTTCATGATGAATCCGGGAGAAGTGGTGGCCTGGCGTGAGCAGGCGGCGCTCAGAAGTGGTGCCCGCGACAATGAAAAATCTTGATATCCGCGTTTCTTTCAGCGCGATCGATAAACTCACCCGTCCTGTAGAGACTGCCCGCCAAAGTGTGGGCGGTCTTGCTGATTCCCTCAAAAAAAACCAGACCGATATTAAAACGCTTGGCACACAGTCAAAGGCGTTTTCCCGTCTGCGCGAGAACTTCACTAAAACAACTGAAAAAATTCAGAAGACGCAGCGCGAGCTTAACGGTCTGAGGCAGTCACAACAGGCGGGCAATGCCATGACTGACAAACAGCGTGAGCATATCGCGCAACTGGCGGCAAAACTTGACCGCCTGAATGAGGTGCGCACCCGCGAGAAAGAGAAGCTGCGGGAAGCCAGCCGCGAGATGGTGAAACACGGCATCACGCTTTCAGGCAGCGACCGGACTATTCAAAGCGCCATACGGCGTACTGAGCAGTACAACCAGACGCTGGAGCATGAGCGGCAGATGCTGGCGCGCGTGGCAAAGGCGCGGGCGCAATATGAACGTATGCAACAGGTCGCCGGAAGACTGCGCGGTGGCGGTGCTGTTGCGTTGGGGGCGGCTACCGCTGCCGGTTATGGTGCCGGGCGTTTTCTGGCGCCTGCTGTGAGTTTCGAGCGGGAGGTCGCTCGCGTGGGGGCGCTTACCCGTCTGGATAAGTCCGATCCGCAGTTTACTGCGCTGCGTGAACAGGCCAAAAAGCTGGGCGCGGAAACGCAATTCACCTCAAGGGATGCCGCCAGCGGTCAGGCGTTTCTGGCAATGGCCGGTTTTACCCCGCAGGCCATACAGGCTGCGTTGCCCGGCGTGCTGAATATGGCGCTGGCAGGCGGCATGGATTTAGGCGAAAGCGCCGATATTGGGTCAAATATTCTTTCGCAATTCCACCTCGATCCCAAAGAGATGGATCGGGTCAGTGACGTACTGACCGCCGCATTTACCCGCACCAACACCGATCTGACCAACATTGGCGAAGCGATGAAATATGCCGGTACGGGTATGGCCGGTCTTGGTGTCAGTGTGGAACAGACAACCGCCATGATTGGCGTGATGGCAAACGTGGGGCTGCGTGGCAGCATCGCCGGTACTGGACTGCAAACCACGTTTTCACGTCTGGCCGCGCCAACGGGTAAAGCCGCCAGTGCCCTGAAAGAGTTAGGGGTTAACGTTGCCGACGCAACCGGAAAAATGCGACCGGCTGAAGTGGTGCTGGCTGATATTTATAAAGCTGTCCATGAGTACGGCGACGTCGATCAACTGTCTTTCTTTAAAGATATTGCCGGGGAAGAAGCCGCCAAATCTTTCCAGGCGCTGGTTCAGTCTGCGGGCAGTGGTGAACTGCAAAAATTACTCGGAGAACTGAAGAAGGCGCAGGGGGAATCTGCGACGGTCGCCAGAAAGATGGCTGATAACCTCGACGGCGATTTAAAGAATCTGGATAGCGCGTGGGAAGGGTTCCGTATTCAGATTGAAGAGCTGGTTGACGGGCCATTACGTGGACTGGTTCAGGGGATCAGTAACGTTGTTGGCGCGATGACGACGTGGGCGCGGGAAAAACCCGGACTGACGAAGGCGCTGTTGACTGTCGGCGGTAGTGCGCTGGCCGTTACCGCGATTACTGGCGGGCTGTCGCTGGCTATCGGGTTGTTGCTGGGGCCAGTGGCAAAACTGAAACTTGGCTTCGCGTTACTGACTGGTACTAAAGGGCTTGGGCGCGCCATTCCGCTCTTTACTCAGTTGCGGGCGGTTATTGGCGGCCCGATGGGGAGTGTTAAGGGTTGGTCTGCTGTCTTCTCGTCAGTGACGTCCGGGGCGGGAAGGTTGTCGGGAGTTCTTGGGCCACTGCGGGGGATGCTGCTGTCTGTTTTCACTTCACCACGGGCGGCGGTTTTTTCTCTTCTTCGCGGGGTTGCCGGGCTTGCTCTGCGACTGTCCGGGCTTCCGACACTGTGGGGGGTGATTACCGGCGCTGTGTCCATGCTTGGCGGCGCGATTTCGCTGTTACTGAGTCCGATCGGGCTTATCGGGGCGGCATTCGTGGCGGCGGGTCTGCTCATCTGGCGCTTCTGGGAACCTATTAAAGCGTTTTTTACCGGGTTTTTTGCCGGGGTGTGGGAGGCGCTAACGCCGCTACGGGAAGCGTTTTCTGCGTTATCGCCGGTGTTTGATTCGATTAGTAACGGGATCAAATCCGTCCGGGACTGGTTTACACGCCTGCTGGAACCGGCCACCACGTCAAAAGAGACGCTGGAAAAATGCACCAGTGCCGGAAAAACTTTCGGTAAGGTAGTAGGGAGTTTTATTCAGACGCTGGTTCTTGGCCCGATGACGTTGCTACTTGATTCGCTTGGCTGGGTACTTGAGAAGCTGGGGCTTATTCCTGACGGTATTGAGCGCGCCCGTCAGAAAGCGGAAGAACTAAAGCGCAACGAGCTGCTTGATACCAAAGTTTCTCTTCTTGTGGGCGATCTGGCAAAAGTCGCACCAAAAAAAGTCGATACAGGAACCACAACACCGCCCGGCACAGATAAGCCGTTGACGCCTGATCAGGGTACGCTTCGCCGGTTAAGTAATATCGCTGACAACACGAAGGCTACCGCCGATAACACGAAACGCATCGGCCCCGGCGATATTGTCTTTAAAAACCTGCCTCGTGCGCTGGCCGTTCGTGGCGCATGGCAGGAATCACGGCTTGCCGGTTCGACTGTCACCGTCGCCCCTGAGCTCGCCCCGGTGATGGCTGCCGCCTCCCGTCCTGTTGTCGAAGCGATACGCCGCCCGGTTGGCGGGAATGGTGGGCGCACCGTTGCGGCGGTTGGGTTTGATGGTGAAATTCACGTTCACCTGCATAACGTGGTCACGCAGAACCCCCGCGAACTGGCGAGAATGGTTGGAGAAGCGGTGAAAGCTGAAATGAATAAATTAGCCCGAACCGGGCGCGCCAGCTTCCTGGATAGTGATTAAGTGAGGTGACGTTATGATGATGGTTTACGGTATGTTTGTTTTTGAGCTGAAGACGCTTCCACATCAACAGCTACAACAACAAAAGACCTGGCGGCACGTTAAAAACGAGCGCATTAACCGCTCTGCAAGCTGGCAGTACATCGGCGCGGGAGATGATCAGATCACGCTTTCCGGGGTTCTCTACCCGGAAATTACGGGCGGTGAGGTGTCTCTTTCGGTACTGACCACGCAGGCCTACACGGGGCGACCGTGGCCCCTGATTGATGGTGTGGGGCAAATTTACGGCATGTATGTCATCACTGGGCTGCAAACGACACGATCGGAACTCGACCGCTACGGGAAGGCAAAAAAGATTGAGTTTTCGATAAGCTTTCAGCGGTGCGATGAAGATATGCGGGAGCGGCTACAGTCCTCTTCTGTCAGTGATTTACTGAACGGTCTGAAGGATAAAGCCAGCGCGGCGTATGATTCAGTAAACGGCGCGATTTCCGGACTTTTATAGGGTTGCAGGTCGTAGAACTACTGCTACGGCCAGCTCTGGTTTACGCCGCCCGTTGGCGGTTAAAGTGGTTAACAACTGGTTTAAATAATTAGTGCGCCACTGGTTAAAAATCAGTGGCACGGCCTTGTCAGACTGGTTGTTCCGGCCAGTCTGGATTTGAGGTATCCACCCGGTTTACCAGTACCCTGTATTTTTTCCACTCGGCGAGCTGGCTTTTCTCTTCATCTGTTGCGAGTCCAAGATCAACCGCATCCTGAAGCGGCGCGATTTTCCCCGATGCCATTTGCAAAAGACGGCTTTTAGTCCCTTCGGCTTCACGAAGTCTGGCCGCTGTTTCCGCAGCTTCATCCTTCACCCACGCCTTACCATCCCATTTCTGGTATTCACCGCCTGGTGAAACTGATGTGACATTTTCGGGCAATGGACCTGGTTCTGAAATATAAATCTGGTTGCCGGTTGTTGTGTCGTAAACCGTCTCGCCGCGGTGATCCTCCTGCAGACTCCATGTCTGGGTTTCAGCGTCAAATACAGCAATATGACTGGAGGGAATATCAGGAGGGGCGATATCAGTACAGTTTGCCGGTAATCCAGTGTGCGGCGGGATATATGCATCACCTGCGCCAATAAATTCGTTTGCATCTGAACGAAGATTAAAAATTTTAATTGTCTGCGCCTGTTCGCTCATTTTAAAAGTCATTATGCCAGCCTCACTATGTAGTTAAATGCAATATTTTTAACCGTGGTTTCCGCATTACCTTTTCTTGATAAATGATAAAATCCTGGCTGTTCCGGTCAGTCAGGTTTAGTTAGATGGCTTCACACAGTGTACTCAAGCACAATACTTTTTCCACTCATCAAGCTGCGCTTTCTCATCATCAGCTCCGCTTATTATGTCCTGAAAAAAGTTACCCTATAATGAATCTATGCGGAAGGTACATCTTCCGCATAAGTTATGAGGTTCAGAAACGATATCCAACACCGATATTAAATCCATTAATTTGTGTCAAGAGCTCACGGCTTCCCTCATATCCTACATCAATAACAAAATTCTTTGTGGGATTCATTTGTACACCTGCTCCCCAAGCCAGCGCTTTTTCATTGGCTGACGTTGAGACCGTGTATGGACTACCATCCTCCCAAGTACCGTTTTCCTTATCTCTTGCTTTAAGCATTGCAGCCCCTACCAGTGCATATAAAGAAAAAGAATCAGTCACTTGATAAGTCGGGCCAACCATTAACGAGCCATATTTTACATTCGACTTATCATGGTAGATTTCTCCGGTATCCTCATCAGTTCCAGAAGACCTGTCATTGTCATACATGTAAGTTAAAGAGGTTATAATCCCTACAGGAAAATCCCCCTGATAATGATACTTAACATTCACTCCACGGATATTCCCACCAGCGTTCATTTTACCTTGTGAGTACCCAGCAGTAAGTGAGTTGGTATCTGCCTGTGCAGTATTTATGGCAAAAATACCTGCAGATAAGATAAGTACTAATGCTTCTTTTTTCATAACCACTCCTTAAGATTACTCTTGTTAATTATGGTGTTCATGAACACCAGTAGCATCTGTCCAACGCAGAAACATAAATCTTCTGTTGGTCAGAAAAATCTGCCTGAAAGAGTTAGTTTATTGCCTGTTCATTTACATTGTGTTTCTTTCATTTCAGTATGTCTATTAACACAACCGAAACAAGTGATAAAAACAAAAACAACACAAAGCGAGCCTAAATCAACATTATAAATCAACTTATTTTATGCGGACTTGACTTACACAAACCATCTGCCATTTAAACTCTCTAAAAATTTGCCATTAGAGATGTAAACTCTTAGCATGTAAATTTTATTTATTGACTGAACAATTACATAATTTATGATATAAAAATAGAGCAAATACCATTAACTATAAAATTTTATTCATGTTGTTTTAAAATTATTTACATTCACAATGAATAATCACAGCATAAAATATCAATATTTAATGCTGTGATAACGATATTGGAATTAAACAGAACGGTGACGGAACGCAGTATATCCTGGCGAATAACCAGCACACCGTTCGTATTGCGCCCGGAGAAATGCAGGTTCTGGAAATTATTCGTGCTGGAAACACAAACAGACAGCCACTGATAAGTGATAATAACTCCACATTTTATCAACATTACTTTACTGGCTTACAGGCACATCAGGCCAGTCAGGACTTGTGGTGTCCACCCGGTTTACCTGCACCCGGTACTTTTTCCACGCCATAAGCCGGGTCTTCTCATCATCGGTTGCCTCTCCCAAATCCACCGCATCCTGCAACGGTGCAATTTTTTCCGTTGCCATTTGCAGGAGATTGTTTTTGGTTTCCTCCGCCTGACGAAGTTGCGCTGCTTTTTCTGCCTCTTCGTCTGTTACCCACGCCTTACCATCCCATTTCTGGTATTCACCATCTGGTGAAACTGATGTGACATTTTCAGGTAGCGGGCCGGGAGCGGAGATATAAATCTGATTGCCGGTTGTTGTGTCGTAAACCGTCTCGCCGCGGTGATCCTCCTGCAGACTCCATGTTTGGGTTTCAGTGTCAAATACAGCAATATGACTGGAGGGAATATCAGGAGGGGCGATATCAGTACAGTTTGCCGGTAATCCAGTGTGCGGCGGAATATATGCATCACCTGCGCCAATAAATTCGTTTGTATCTGAACGAAGATTAAAAATTTTAATTGTCTGCGCCTGTTCGCTCATTTTAAAAGTCATTATGCCAGCCTCACTATGTAGTTAAATGCAATATTTTTAACCGTGGTTTCCGCATTACCGTCTGCGTCCACAATAACGACGTGGCCGTGTGGACCGATATACATGGTGTGCTCGTGTCCTCCGATATAAACTGTATGCGCATGGTCGCCAGCGGCCTGTGTCCATGCACCACCTCCAGGCTGAAATGAGGTGTGATTGGAATCTCCCCAGTATGAATTGATATAACCGCCGAACTGGTGAGTATGGTTGCCCGTGGTATTGGTCGATTTCGTGCCGTAATCAAAGGATGAGGTGGATTTTGTCCCTAAGTCAGTATCCTACGCCCGCGCGGTGTGCGAGTGCGATTTGTTGCCGTCCATTTCTTGCGACAGTACGGCTCGACCGCTTGCGGGTTTACCTTTGATTGTCCAGCCTCGCAGATCCGGAATAACGCCGGACGGATATGCTATAGCCAGTAACGGGTAAGCAGATTTATCGAAGGACTGCCCCTGCATCAGGGCGTAACCGGCTGGGGTAACATCAGACGGCCATGCTATCGGCGCCCCTACTGGATGCGAATCCGGAGGTGGATTTAGTGTGGTGTAGAGCATTGCCCATTCGGACCACTCAGCATCGGCGTTATCTCGATGGCTGCGAATATAGGCTGGCGCTGGCGCACCGTTAACCCCACTCCAGCCAATGAGGATTTCTCCATCACCGGTTCCGGTCAGACGCAAAATATTTCCGTATGGCGTCGGATAACCATTGTTGTAAACCTCACCCATTATCAGGCCGCTATCGCCGCCTCTTGTCGTACCAGTCAGTGCCGGAAGCGCGCCGCGTGATGCCAGTTTGTTCGCTGCAACAGCCGTACCGTTGGCAGGAAGCGCTCCGATATTTTGTACAAACAGCGGCTTATTCGGGATATCTGCGCCGTTCTGGTCTTTTTGCATTGCGCCAGTGATGCGACTGTCGTCACCTGTGGCTACGGTGCCTTGTGTAGTACCAACATTGAGGGTGGCGCTGTTACCGAGCTGGAGGGACTGACGGGCCAGCGGGATATTTGTCAGGTCAGCCAGGTTGCGCTCTTTGGCAAGGCGTGCGCTGGCGTTGTCCATCGCGATTTTGACCGCTTTTGGCGTGGCGGCCATTGTTTCGTCTATGCTGGCAACGCCGCTGTAGAGTTTTGTGAAGCCCTTGTCGGTCAGGGTGGCGTCAGGATGGTTGCGTGATTTTTCGTGTTCTTCCAGGCTGTTATCAACGTACTCATTAGTAGCCATTATCGTCGTTGAGTCGATGGTGATATTCACGATCGAGGTATCACTGACAATCAGCGTCATACGTACCGTTTGCGCGCGCCCCGATCCCTGTTCCAGTAATGGCTTTTCGCTTGCTGGCAGGCTACAGATGGCAACCAGTTTATTAAATTCGTCGTAGATCCCCGCTTCGCGTACCCAGAACCCGCCCACTTCTGCCGGGATCAACAGCTCCACAATGATGATGTTCGGGTGCTTTTTATCCACGGTAACTGAGTTAACAGCGGCACGCCAGACTTCGTTAACCAGTGCGGTGCTGGTTGTATCCGGGTTGGTGGGGTTGCCGCCGCCATCACCTACAGCCATCTGAGTCAACGTGAGTTTTGTTCCGCCTGGTGACATGGCGGCAACAAGCCTTTGCTTGCCGTAGTCGGTAATGACTGTTTTAAATTTCAGGGATGCAGGCATGTGTTCTACTCCGCATAAACAGTGACGATGTCGCCAATGTAAGACACGCCGCCCGTAAACATTTCTCCGGGGGCTTCAAGTATGATGTTCAGGCCCGCAAGATGGCGGCTTACTGGTCTGGCGTCGGCTATCAGGCGTTCCATTTCGTAGTAGGTGTCGGCGTCTATACCGTCTTCTGATGCGCCAATCTCCAGACGGAAGGTACCGGGAGTGCCGTTTTCCTGCCACCATTCGACAACCCTGATTAAATAGCCAAAGGGTTCAACAACATTGCGAAGCGCGCGTATGGTGCCTTTTTTCTGGTGAATCTCCCATGAAGCTTTTATCGTCTTTCGCTTCGTCTCTTCCGGCCAGTTTTTGTCCCATCTGTCCACGGACAGCGCCCACGCCAGATAGGGCAGAAGGGCGACCGGGCATTCGTCGGGGTTCCACAGTTTTCTGAGGTCGACGGGGATATCATCAAGCCGCGTCGAGGCCTGTTCAGTGCTTCGCATAAAGCCACTGGCAGACGGTGGAAGAAGGTCATTATTCATCGGTCCCACCTTTCTCAATAGTGACGGTTACGCACCTTGCCGCCTGGGTGTCGTTGATAACGATATCCGTTGCAGGTTCCGTCAGTTCGACGCGCTGAACCCCCTGAACATGCAGCGCCGCCATAATGGCCGAGCGTGCAACATCACGGCCTATTTTTCCCTGAAGTGCTATCCATGTCTGTAGTGCGTCATGTGCGGCGTTCTGTATGGGCTCCGATTCAGGGCCAGGATAAAAAAAGAGTTTTGCGTTGATGTTGTAATTGACTATCTCCGCGCTTTGCACCGTCAGCCTGTCGCCTATGGGGCGGCGGTCTTCGGCGGAAAGTGCATCTGTTACGGTCGCCAGTAATTCAGGCGAGGCGGTGCCGCCGCCCTCTGTTGACAAAACAGAAAGCACGACAACGGCTGGAGACGGGCTGGTCGCTTTGGCGTCTGCTACTTTGCCGCTGGCGCTTCTGGCAAAGTATTCATAAGCGCCTGACGGCCCTGCAACGCTTAAACCATCAAAAGCCGCCTGTGCGCGCATACGCAGCGCCGTGTCGCTTTCCATCACGGCGTTGGTGGTGTCCGTTGCGGGAGTAATCACTAATCGCCTGGTGTCCATATTCCCGGCGATATTATCCAGATCGGTTGCGACTGAATGACTGAGCATACAGGCCGCTGCGCCATCGTTTATGCGCTGCCTCAACAGCAACTCGCGCCATGCGAAGGCCTGCGCGATGATGTTCAGCGGTTCAGATTCCAGTTCCAGCGCAGCGGCAACGGCGGTGCGGACTTCTTCCGGGAACTTGCTTATCATGAACTGCTTTATCTCCGCCAGAATCACTTCAAAATCCAGCGCCTCAATAATGGCCGGTTGCGGAAGCTGTGACAGGTCAACGGTTGGCATTATTGCCCCCTCTTAACGGTATTGTTCGATGTGCCGGCTGCATGGTTTCGGTGATAGTGCCTGACAGTTCCGCTTCGGCGCGTCCGTCTTTCAGCCAGCGAATATCAATGGTGTTTAGCGCAATTCTTGGCTCCCATCGGGTAAGCGCAATGACCGCCGCGCTCATGCACTGAAGGCGGGTTGTCTGGTTTTGCGGCGAGTCAATCAAATCCGGGATCAGACTGCCGTAATCGCGGCGCATGACGCGGCTGGCGAGCGGCGTTAACAGAATGTCGTTAACCGAGTTCCATAGCTGATCGGTATCGTTCAGTGTTCCGGTGCCGTTCGGATTCATGCCTGTGTAATGTGCGGTCATCTTGTCCCTTTTGTCCAGCTATCGCCCGGCTTAACTCCGCCGTGACCGTGGTTGTCAACCTGTACGCCGTTTGAAGTGAAGCTGCCGCCGCTGTGTTCAACGCTCCCGGTCATTTTCCCGCCCTGAGTGATTTCAAACGTGGCGGCTTTCAGGTGCTGCGTACATTCCACAACGGGGGTTTTTAGCGTCACACTGACTGACGCCTCAAGGTTTGCGGTCTTCATACCCGTAGCGGATAGCGCGCCAGCGTCGGCGTCATAGCGAATAACGGCCCCGTCCGGGGCGGTGATAACCATCTCTTTCAGGCTGCTGCCCGGCGCCGGGTTATCGTTGCTGTACAGGCTGCCGATAACCATCGCTGTTTCCGGGTTGCCGCCGATGCAGGCGATCAACACCTGCTCGCCGATGGCGGGCGGTATCCAGATTTTGAATGCGCCCGCGCGGGCCACGTTCCAGCGCAGCCAGTCGGTTTTCAGTTCGCCGCTTTGCACACGCACGCACCCTGTGCTGGCATCAGTCGCAAAAACAATGCCGGTGCGAATGATATTCCCTGTCAGGCGCATTAGTTCGGTCATCCCGGCGTTCATTTCCCGGCGCTCCCCAGACTGTTAATCACGGCGTTATAAATCAGGCGCTCGTCCGCTGCGGAGATCCCCAGCAATTCACGCTGTGGGTACTTCGCTATGGCGCCCGGCCCCACCAGATCCCGTAGTCCGTACTGGTGTACGCGGGCAATACGTGCCGCCACGCCGCTGTAACCGATACTGACGCCCTGCTGGTCGGGGTACATTTTCAGGTAACGCAACGTCCGAAGGCGCTCAAACATGGGCGCTTTTCTGGTGCTGTCACGGCGTAACGATCGGGTGTTAATCGCAAGATAACGCTCAATGTCGCTGCGGTAGAACGTGCGAATGTCGTTGCGGCCGGTATCGTAACCGGTAATCGTGCGCCCGTACTTTCCCCGCCCGCCGTGCCAGTTTTTCAGCTCCCTGACTTCGCCATTCCAGATAAATTTAATGCCCTGTTGCGAACGGGTTATACGGCGCTTACGCTGCGGCCACGCCGAACCATCAGGGTTCTTCTGGCTGCGTATGCGGCGTTGCTGGCTGCGGCGTACTTCCTGGCCTACCGTCCTTGCAGTTCTCGCTATTCCGGCAGAAGACAGGCCGGAAAGGATATCGCTGAATATGGTGTCCAGTTCGTGGGCCAGTTTACTCACTGGCTACCTCCCGCGTCTGCTGTGAAGGATTCATCAATAAAAACGCTGCTCCAGTCGCCCCCGGTCGAAAAATCCGGCATACGTGGCTCCGGCAGGTATTCCCATGACAGATCGCCGCTTTCATTACGCGAGACGCTCACGCGCTCAAAAAGGGGAAATTCAAAGAGAATGTCGGCGCTGTCGTCGTCATTAATGGCGGTTGAGAATTTAAACGCTTTATTTTTTTCCGGGTTCATCAGCAAATCCCGCTGGTTGAACCACAGCCAGCGCATGACCGGAATGGTGAAATCGTTAATATCGCCAGTGAAGTCCATCACAAACAGAATCACGGTGTAATCGTAGGCAAATGACGGCGTATCACCTGAAAAGCAAATATGGCCGCTGTCCACAAAAACCGTCATTTTGTCAGGATTAGCCCGGCTCCAGCGGTTATGGCGTGTCACGGCATCACGAAGCGAGTTAATTTTTTCCATGATCAGCCTTCCGTTCAGTGCATTGTTCGGTGATGTACTGTTGCAGGCCGTTCACCTGTGCTGTAACGGCTATGGATTCGGTTCTGAGACGCTGATAATTCCGTTCAGCGTCCGGAGTAAGTCTGGAGGTGGCTGCATCAGTTGCGCCGGTGGTGGTGGTATCACGCGCGGCGGCGGGCATACAGACGGCGTGGAGCTGCAACCGGCGACGGCCAGAAGCAAGATCAGCGCGTAACTTTTCGGATTCGGCTTTTGCATCGGCTAATTCCTGTGTGTACTTCGCGTCAAGGGCGGCGTTCTGGCGCTGGCGCTTCGTCATATCGTCAATGGTCTGCTGGCGAGTGTCGGCAAGCGCTACCGCTTCCTTACGGGCTTTTTCTGCCCTGGTGTATTGGCTGTGCCAGTGGTCAGCCGTGAAGCCGAGAACGGCTACGGCGGCGACCATGGAGACGATAAAAGCGAGCGTTGCGCGGTTCATGCGGTCTTACCCCTGACCAAGAAACATCGCCCGCTCACGTCCACGACGCGGGGCAAGAATGGTCGGGTTACTGCCTGCACGGCTCCATTTCAGGAAAGCGTCAGCGGCGGCGGTGTAGTTACCGGCGTTCAGGTAGCGGCGAACGCTTGAACCAGTAAAGGCGTTTGCGCCGATATTGAAAATCAGGCTGCATAACGCGTCATACTGGTTCTGGTTCAGGGGAACCGTTACCCGTTCAGCAATGCAGCGCTCCACCCATGACAGATCATCGCGTAGCAGTCTGTCGGCGGTGTCCTGGGTGATGGTCATGTTCTTGCCAACCGCAACGCCGTCAACTCTGCCTGTGTGACCTGTGCCGATAGTCCATACGCCGCGCGAGTCGGTGTAGGCGGTCAGTTTGCAGCCTTCTTCGCGTTTAAGTGCGGCCAGTCCGCTGTCTGAAATCTTCATTCGTCATTTTTCCCTGCAAATTTCTTTGTCATGAAAACGCCGAGCGCCCTGATATGCTCAACGCCGATAAGCCCGATAGCCGCACCAATACCCACGCGCCAGTCTTCAGACAACCAGGCGGCAGGTACGGGCTTGATGATGGAGAATGCCGCCACTGCCAGAAGACAACACAACGGTACTTCCAGAAGCAGACGTCGCCAGCTTTTCCCCGTATAAAACACCCTGAGCGCCGCGACGGCGGCGGTCATTAACAGGCTGTCCAGCGGGATATCGCCATGCAACCAGGCTTTCAGGTGCATAATCCAGTCCTGCCAGGTGTGCGGATCGCCGTTCATGTTCTTTTCCTGTCCCGTATTTCATGATGATCAGCCCCATAGCTGGATCATTTCCCGTTGTTTTTTCTTCTGCTGCTCAGGCAGTTCCACCTCCTGCCCGGCTTCCAGAAATACGCTGTTACTGAGTCCCGGATTGGCGGCTAATACCTGTTCTGTGACGCCCTGTGTGGTGCCGTAATGACGAAAACAAAGCAAGTCCACGGTATCGCCCTGAAGCGCTTTGACTTTCATCAGACCAGCTCCACAAACAGGCGCTGAGTACCGCGAATATCAGCTATAGCCCAGCGCACATCGCGCCACAAATCGTCGGTCTGCACTTCCAGCGCGTCGGCTTTACGGTCGCCTTTTTCGGTGGTGTCCACGTCGCGGGCGTTCTCAAGAAGCAGGGCGCGGGCGGCTGAGTAAACCGCACGGCGGTAGCGATACACCTTCACGCTCTCGCCGTTAAGCATTCTGGCCGGAACGTCAGCCAGCGAGCTGTAACCGGCTGATTCCTGAATGCCCCGCCAGTCGTCAAGCTGGTCAGTGATGTGCGCCACCGCTTCTGTGGTGACAAATTTCAGGCGTGGGGTGGTCGTTCTGCCCGTTATGCGGCTGGCAAGGCGGAGATCGCGTAACAGGATCTCCGGCCAGAATGTCCCGGCTGTCACCTTTTCATCGCCGTCGTCAACGTCGGTAACGTCCGTTTCTGCGCTGTTGACCTGTGGTTTTGCCACCATACCCATACGGAACTCCTTAAAAACCAGGCGGTGGGCAACCGGTAAAAAGAATGACGTACATTCAGATCACCGGCGCGCCGCCTGTCGACGGGGGTCGAAGTCGTTAATTATTTCTTTGCCGCCCTGCGGGTCGTTTTAGCCTTCCCGGTCGCGGGTTTGCGGGTGGCGGCTTTACGTACCGGCGCTTTTGTTGGCGCGTTATCCCTGGCGTCTTCCTGCGCGGCGTCCTGGTCTGTCGTCGCCGTTTCGTCGTCGGTTTCAGGTGGCAACTTTTTCAGGGCGCGCGTCAGGGTGGCGATTTCGCGCTTAACTCCGGCGTTGGGGTTAAGATGCATGGCTTCACGCAACAGCTTCAGTGATAACGCCTGCGTTTGCGGGGCGGTTATCGCCCGGCGTGAGAATGCTCTTGCCTTACAAAGCTTGGCGCGTACCTCGTCCGGTATATCGCAGTCGTTCACAATGCCCTGAAGAATGTCCAGCGGTGCGATATAAGCGGATAAATCGGCGTCCGGGTCGGTTCCCGCCAGTATTAATAACGGGTTACAGATTTCTTCCGTGAGTACCGTCGCCGCGTCACGCCCGAAATTGTCCGGCAGACTGAGGTTGTGGCGTACCACATATTCGCCGATGCGTAATGCCAGCGGGAGATCGCCGCAGTCCACGGCCCACACCATCAGGGTGGTAATCACCTCATCCGGGCGTCCGTTGTCGCTGTCCAGCGTCCCCTCGATCCAGCCCTCAAATTCAGGTAACAGTTCTTTTTTGGCGACAGCTTTTGCCGCTTTTGACTGGATACCTTTCAGCCGCGACTGCGCCAGGCGGAGGCGGTGAAGGATCTGTTCGTGCGCGGTACGTTCAACCAGCGTTTCTTCCCCGGTCTCAAGCCCTGCACGGCGCGCCATGACCTGTTGAAAATGTTTCTGTGCCGGTGTCAGCATCTTTTTATCCTCCGTTATGGCGGGCGCACTGCGCCCGCGTCATACGTTATGCGGCTGCACCTGCATTACTGGCGGATTCCGGCTCCGGCGCGAATTTCAGGTCTTCGATCAGGGCGCACTTGCCGTAGTCTTCCACCACGTAGGCGTCGTTCATCGACTGATAGGTCGCGATGCGGTTATATTCCGGCTCCTCGCGCATCAGGCGGCGCAGGCTCCCTTTCTGGAAGTAAATTGAAAGGTTACTGAAGGAGGTGATCAGCATCGCGTTATCCGGGAAGAACGGCGCGAAGTAGGTCGGCAGACCGCCAATCAGGTGAGACGCCACAATCAACTGACCGGCCATCAGTTCGGTATTGGGACTGGTCGTGCTCATGGCGTTAATGAACGGCAGACGCAGCGAGTTAAAGAGGTTGCGTGATAACAGTACAACCAGATCGGGGGCGTCTTTGTACCATTCATCCAGCAACGAGGAGCGCGCATCCTGAACCAGTGCGTCCGGGTTGGCATAGTCCCCCTTAGCGATAACCTTGTTACCCATATCGCGGGTCGCAAGCGTCACACCCTTCATCACGCGCGCTGCTGCCTGTTTACGAATATACTCAATCCAGCCGGTGTTAACGTCCTGAAGGCGCGGATTGGCGGCAAAATCGGAAACGAGCGCATGGTTCGTACCGTTAAAGCCGATCATGATGCGGTCAAGCGCGATCTGAAGCGCAATCTGCTTACTGATACGGGTGGCGAAATCGGGATGGGCGTTCCAGGCGTCAAGCTGTGCGTAGCTGATGTAGGTGTCGTAGTTCACCTGTTCACAACGATAGCGGCGGGCGGCTAAATTGTAAGGTGTGATGGGGTTACGGCGTTTGGTGCCGTCGCTGCTGCTGTTGGTGCGGGCAATCGGGCCGGTGGTGTCAATAAGAACCTTTTCGCCTTCCTGATCGGTAACACCGATAATGTTGATTTTTTGTGTCAGTTCTGTGCTGTTTTTCACAGCGTTTTCGAGGCGCTGCTGAACGGCCGGATCAACGGCAAAGTTTTTTGCCAGTCCCGTTACCGGAAGACCATTAAGGCTTGCCTGATGCGCCATGTAGAGGTCAAGCTGGCTGCGGGTACTGGCTGAAAGTGCGTAATTCATCGCTTTATTCTCGCTTTAAAATCAGAAGTCGGGCATTTCTGCGGCGTTACCGCCCGTTGCGCGGAAACGGTCTTTTGTATCGCCGTCCTGGCTTGCCAGTTGGTCGCGTAGCGTGGTCAGTTCGGCGGTCAGTTTTTCGATGGTTTTGTGGTCGCTGTCGTGCTGGCGCGACATATCGTTAAAGCGATCGAGAAGGTCAGCGTGTGACTGCGCCATACCTTCCACCGCTTCCCGTACCTGGCTGAACTGCTCGCTGTCTGATTTACGTCCCTTGCCAATCAACTCCATGACACGGCTGAACCATTGTTTGCCTTCTTCGCTGCGCTGCTCTGCCAGTTCGATAATTTCGGCTTCCATCGCTTCGGTGAACATTGGCGCTTCGGTGTGCTGGTTATTGAACTTCATCACCTGTTCGCGTTGCTGTGCCGCGAATTTCAGACGTTCAGTGCCCAGACTTGCAGGCGTGTCTGTCATTGCCAGTCCCACAATGTAGGGGTTGCCGTTCAGTGAAAATTGCGGGTGAAGTTCAATGCTGGAGTAGATTTTTTTGCCTTCGTCCGTGAGCTTCTTCATGCGGTCTGTCGGCTCAATTTCCGCATAGAGCGCGGTACGGCCAGACAATGGGCCTTCGGTGATATCTTCCGCACTCAGTGCTGTCACATCACCCATAGCGCAAAGGTCGCTGTTGGGAAAAGGGGAGGTGATGTGTTCCACGTTAACCCGCGCACCATACACCGTTGGATCGTAATTTTTCGCTGCTGCCTTCAGGTGCTCGCCACTGATTTCGCGTCCGTCAATGGTTGAACCGGAAACGGCGACACGGAATTTTTTGCGGGCTGGTTTGTTTGCGCTACCCATGCTGCTAATCCTGTCTGTGTTTGTGATGCAGCCATGATGACAAGGCGCAGGCACCTTCCTCAACGCGGTTTTGTTGTCGCCGGACGGGCAGAACTGAAAGGGTGTGAGGGAGGGATCGCGCGCGGGGTAATCTTCCCGGCATGAAGGGGAGACACGATGATTCAGGATGCTTTTGTACGGCTGCGGGCTAAACAACTTTACTGGCAGGGATACCCGCCAGCGGAAATCTCGCGGCTGATGGGGATAAGCCAGAACACGATCTACTCATGGAAAAAACGCGATGAATGGGACGAAACGCCGCCTGTTGCGCGCGTCACGCAGTCCATTGATGCCCGCCTTGTTCAGCTTACAGGAAAGCCCGATAAAACCGGGGGAGATTTTAAAGAGATTGACCTGCTCACGCGGCAACTGAAAAAGCTGAGTGACGGCCAGCCCACTGACGCGAACGGCACAAAAAAGCCACGCAAACGTAAACTGAAAAATCACTTCACCGAAGAGCAGATTATCGCGCTGCGGGAAAAAATCATGGGTTCGCTGGCCTGGCATCAACGCGGCTGGTATGAGCAGCGGCATCACCGCAACCGTATGATCCTGAAGTCCCGCCAGATTGGCGCAACCTGGTATTTTGCACGCGAGGCATTGCTTGATGCGCTGCGGGATGATGTGAAATACCCGTATCAGCGTAACCAAATCTTTTTGTCGGCATCCCGGCGCCAGGCGCACCAGTTCAAAGGCTTTATTCAACAGGCGGCGCTGGAAGTGGATGTTGAACTGAAAGGCGGCGACAAAATCATCCTGTCCAACGGGGCCGAGCTGCATTTTCTGGGGACGTCAGCGGCGACGGCGCAATCCTACACGGGCAACCTGAAATTCGATGAATTTTTCTGGGTCAGCAATTTTATCAATCTCCGCAAGGTTGCCGGGGCAATGGCAACACTGAAGGGGCTTACCCGTACCTATTTTTCCACCCCATCAGGCGAGACACATGAAGCCTATCCGTTCTGGACGGGAGACCGGTGGAATGAAAAGCGCCAGAAATCGAAACGCCAGGAGTTTGACGTGTCATGGAAGGCGCTTAACAGCGGTGTTCTGCACCCGGACAAAACCTGGCGGCAGATTGTCACCCTGCAGGACGTTATCGATCACGGCTGGGAATATACAGACCTGGAAGAGATTCAGGATGAAAACAGCGAAGACGAGTTCCGCAATCTGTATATGTGCGAGTTTGTCCGCGACGGTGAGTCCGCCTTCAGCCTGAGCTCGCTGATAGGCTGTGGCGTTGACGGCTACGACGACTGGCCGGACTGGAAGCCGTTTGCGCCACGGCCAGTGGGAAATCGTCTTGTCTGGGTGGGTTATGACGCCAACGGCAGTACCGGCAACGGCGACAGCGGCGCGCTGTGCGTGGTGGTGCCGCCCGCCGTACCCGGTGGCAGGTTTCGCACTATTGAGACAAGACAGGTGCGGGGGCTGGAGTTCGAAGAGCAGGCGCGGGTGATTGAGGATATTACCCTGAAATATAACGTTCAGCATATTGGCATTGATGTGACCGGCGGTAATGGCGATGCCGTGTATCAGATAGTGAAGAAGTTCTTCCCCGCTGCGGTTCCCTACAATTTCACTCTGGCATCAAAGCGCGCGCTGGTCATGAAAATGCTTCAGGTCATACGTGCCGGGCGATGGGAATATGACTGCGGCGATAAGGCACTTGTGACGGCATTCAACGCGGTACGAAGAATCAAAACGCAGGCCGGATTTATCACCTACGACACGGACCGTTCGCGCGGTGTCAGTCACGGCGATCTGGCGTGGGCGAATATGCTCGCCATCATTAACGAACCGCTTGGCGATGAAGACGGCGCGGTCAAGAGTCTTGTTATGGAGTTCTGATGAGCAGAAAAAACCGGAAAAAAAGCTACAACAGGGGCGATGGGGTGGGTTTTGAACAGGCGCTTAAAAGCGATCCTGCGCTGAGTGCGTTTACATTTGACGGCCCTTACAGGGTCAGTGGTTTTGACCTGCTGGATAACATGTACTGTGCTGATAACGGGCGATGGTACGAAACGCCGGTTGATTTCGGCGGGCTGGCGCGCGCATCGCGGCAGACCTCATGGCACCAGTCCGCGCTGTATTTCAAACGCAACGCGCTCAATGGTTGTTTTATTCCGCACCGCCTGCTGAGTCGTCAGGCGTTTTCAGCGCTGGCGCTGGACTGGTTTGTGTTTGGTAATGCCTACGTTGAACGGCGTCGTAACCGTCTCGGCGGCACGCTGGAGCTACGCCACGCGCTGGCAAAATATACCCGTCGCGGCACTGATTTTGAGACTTACTGGTACACCGAACCCGGCAGGGATGATTATGCCTTCCGGCGCGGGGAGGTGTGCCACATCATTAATCCCGATATCAATCAGGAGATCTACGGAATGCCTGAATATATCGGGGCGCTGCTGTCGGCCAGTCTCTCACGTTCTGCGGATCAGTTTCGCAAATATTACTATGACAATGGCTCACACGCGGGCTGCATTATTCATATCGGATCATCCGCCGTTGACCGCGAAAGCATGGAAGCGCTGAAAAAAACGTTAACGGAATCGCGTGGCGGCGGCGCATTTAAAAACCTGCTGATCCAGACCACTGGCGGAGGTAAAGACGGGGTGCAGATCCTGCCATTCCAGCAAATCACCGCCAAAGATGAGTTTATGAATATCAAAGCGTCTTCACGTGATGATGTACTGGCGTCTCACCGCGTACCGCCGCAATTGCTGGGTGCCATGCCGGGCGAGAAGGGATCGTTTGGCGACATTGAGAAAGCAGCGCGCGTCTTCGCTATCAATGAACTTAATCCGGCAATGGAAGCCCTCAAATATATCAATGACTGGCTTGGCGAAGAGGTGGTGCGGTTTAACCCTTACGCACTACTGGAACAGAACAACACCTGATATCTCCGACAGGTCAAACTGAACATGACCTGTCGCGTTATATACCATCAAATTTTTTCTCTATCCATGTCTGTTTTCTGCTTATTAACCTGGCGGATATCAGCACGCTAGCGGTCACGCCTTCCCTGAATCTCCCTTTAAAAATAACGCCTCAGCGCTTGAGCAATCGAATCAGCCAGCGCGTGCCAGTTCGTCGCACACAAAGGCGCTCACGCGGCGATTTAGCCACATTCTCGCCGGGGTTGCCTTCCAGCCCCTGTTGCGTGGGCTGCTCCCCCGTCACCTGCGCGCGCCAAACGCTTCAATTTTTGTGCACGCACCGATCCGGCCTCAGACCGCGCCAGTACAGGCCGGAAAGAGCAAAAAATCGGTCAAAAAAATTGTGCAAAATTGTGCACTACTGTGCATTTATAAAATCAACTAAAAGACACGTGGTGTGACTTACCTCTACCACTCGATCGGCACGTAGTCATTAAGTTCTGGGGACCAATTGCACTTTTCACATCTGTGCTTTCCGTTCTGGCAGATACATAAACGATGACGGCCACAATGCGGGCATCCATTTTCACCATTATCATAATCACCGAGCGACCATTCCTGCATAAGCTGCTCTTCTTCATCATCATTTAGCATTCTTCCCCCTGAGCTATTTACTTTTCTCGTAGGTGTAGAGTTTTACTTTTTTATCACTCTACCCCAGCCAGCGATGGTGCGTAAGTGGATATCTGCAGGTCATCAGTAATTCCGCTTCCTCACCCTGACAGACTCACCGCTGCGTGGTTCGCTAATCAGGGCTTGCGGCGAGCGGATTAGTGAACCGATCTTGTGTATTCAAAAAGAGGAACCATTGACGAACGAAAAAAAACAAAAGTTGATGGTAGTATTATTTGGATTATTATTTTCATTGTCAATGTCTTCCTTTCTGATATTTATCATATTAGTTCTGATTGCTAATTTATTGTTTTTACTTGATTTCTTCGTCTGCTTAGGTCGATAGCGGGAAGTATGGTTTAGCTTGAATAAAATCATCTGAAATGGGGTTTTCACCTGAAGAAGAAATTGTGGAGCTGATATTGTTGTTTTTTAAAAAATCACTACTAAATAAATTATTTGTGTTTATTAGTGCTTCTAACGGAACAGAAAAAACGCAGAGTAAATTAAAACTCTTGCAAACATTAGAAGTTACAGTGTTTCCGATGCTAATATTCATTTCAATCTCCTTAGTTATTTCGTAGTATTTTCTGTATCAATTATACGTTCTATTAAATTCATATTAAAGGAATTTAAAATTGAATTCGCTAATGCAATGTTTCCTGAAGATGATATTTCAACAGTTATAGAGTTATTGTTGATATTTGGGCAGTCGACTAACTCATCCAATAGTTGACTATTAGTTATATTCAAGACTGGAACGTGGTTTGAAGAATTTTGTGTTATTAGATTGGCGCTGTTTTCTACAGTGATTGATATATGGGCATTATCACTAATATTATTGGAACAATCGATAATCTCATCGATCAACTCACCATTTGTTAAGGAAAAAGTGTGACCTGCGTCATTTCCAATATATGATGCACAGCCACTAGTGGTTAATTTTATTTCAATTTTTGAATTTGTTATCTCATTAGTGTCTATTATCTCATCTATTAATTCCCCTCCTGTAATAGTCATTGTCGCTGAGTAGAAAGCATTTGCGGAATTGGTGATTGTTGCATCAATTTTACTGTTTCTGATATGGTTTTTAACGTCCATTGTTTCATCGAGCAACTCCCCTTCTGTAATAGAAATTGTATTTGCAGATGTTGATATAGATGATGATATTTTGATTTCAACAGAGCTATCTGCAATGGATAAACAATCTATTAACTCATCCACTAACTCTCCTTCAACTATATTTATAGAGTTGACATGTGCGTTTGCACTGTCTTTTATTTTGATATTTATATTACTCTTGTTTTTTATTTCCCCACAATCAAGTATTTCGTCGATTAACTGACCATCATTTATAGAAACAACTCCACACTCATTATTATCATCTGGACAATAAATGTTAGCGCAATTTATTAATTCCACATCTAGTTCAAAATTATCAAGAGGGTTGTCCCCATCATCTATATTAATTATTTCTTTAATTAGATCAGCGTCATTAATAATTAAGCTGCTATCTCGCGTATTGAGTATTACATTAGCCGAGTCTACAATTGATATTTTTAAAGTTACATTACTTCCTATGGTTCCAGTAATGACTGAATCAATAAGGGCCGCTTGTGACCTGCTTCCATATTGATTAATGGAAGAACCTAATGATAATCTTCTGTCAATGGTGACATTCGCACATTGTGTTATTTTTATTTTAACTTTTGCATTATTTCCTATACTTGCTATCAGTGAGGGGAGTACAGTTTTTTCGTGAGAACTCCACTGTTCTTCATCAACAAGGATAGTGTCATTGCCGGCAACCTTGATAAGAATGTCCTGGTCTGCAGGAATTGTTGCTGGAAAAGTAACGTCGGGTTGCAATTCATATTTACCATTCTTTTTTATGAAATATTCTTTTATATTGTTGTTAAGTGTTGTTGTCATTTTATACCTCCTGAGTGAACGCGTTAAAACACATGGTTAATCATCTTACAAAATTTTTAGTTGCCATCATGAAACCTTCAATGATCAAACGAACTATTACGATTATGAACTAATTGGTATTATCACCTGGATTAACTAAATAATGCTTAAATAACATATAAAAAGAGATATTTAATAATATCGAGGCATTATCGCTACTTGCCACGATTGCAGGGTTGAAATTTACTGAATATTTTTATGCTGCGCATTTTCTCCTGAAAGCTGGATACTGACTGTACTTGCTTATGCCATCAATCATTTTTCAGGGATAATACTCAAGCCTGCTTACTCTTGCTCAAAAATAGTGATGCAACATGAGCCTTTCCTGCCAGTATACGACGTGCTTTCTCCAACTTTGCTTGCTCTTTTTCTTTCCTGTGCCTGCGTATCATGTCTGATAGTGGGGTGAACGGGCAACCGTAACGCTGTTTCACCTGTTCCGGTGTCATGTTGAAGGTAACTTTCAGCCGGTAGCGGTGGGGATTACTGGCTACCGGTTCCGCCCAGGCGATGACGCAATCCCCAAGATCGATAATACCTCTCCTGTTGGGTAGCAGGTGCCTGATGATGAGCGTGTCGCCGGGTTCTGGCTGAGACGGGAGATCGGCTTCGGTTATCGGGAAGCTTCCGGGGCTGACTTTCAGTTTTTCCCAGCGTTCCGGCGTCATGTCGAGTATAAAACTACGCATTTTTCCCCCTTGTGGCTTTCTGCCAGCGGGCTAACAGGTTGTGAAGGGTGCGCCTGGCGCCGGATGTTTCAGATATCCGGCGTTCCTGTTTCTCACAGGCAGTACGTTGTTCTGAATCACGAATGGCTTCGGCTTTCTTCTGCTGGTAGATGGCATCGGCGCTGGCGTAGCTGGCCGCACGTTGCAGCGCCTCTTCGTGTAGTTTTTTCCGCCAGTGTTCCGCCTGTTCTTCCGGCGTCAGATTAATAAATTCGCGGTATGCAGCTTTCACTTCCGGCCCCCACTGGGTAGCGGAAATGTCGTTAACGGTCGCTTTCATGTGCTGAATAGTGATGGTGAAGGCTTCATCTGCACTTAACCGGGGTTCACGTTTCAGGCGGTCGATGATTTCCTGCTTTTGCTGGCGGGAATATTGTCGTAAATCGTCAATATTTCGCGGAAGTTCTGCCGGCTTACTGTCGCTTTTTTCACCGGGTTTCGGGGTCTGCGTACAGTTATTGACAGAACTCCAAGGGGCCGCTTCGCGGCCTGTTAAAGGCAAAACCCCGCCCGGTGCCGGATTCAGTTTCGGCACGATGTTGTAGCTTGCGGTGCGGGTGTAGATGAGGTCTTCTGCGTCCGAAAACGGGCTGTAAACCCCCTCTATTTTTGATACCGTGTCGCCGTAATCATTGCCGTTTTCGGTGTGGCTGTAGTACAGGCGAACGGTGAGATCGTCGCGGGCAACGAACGGGCCACCCTGATACATGGTGTAGTGCTGCCAGTCTGACGCATCCGCCACGGCGCGAACGGCTTCGATCTCCGGGGATAACACCAGTTCACGATCGCCCAGGCGGCGCAGCTCACGCCAGATAGTGACGGGTGCGCCGCCGATTTGCTGAAACTGGCGAATATTCCAGCGTGAAGCCCACGCCTTAACGCGTCTGGCTTCTTCCTTTAGCGGTCGCCCGGTCTCTTTGTCCACTTCGTCATCAAGGCCGTGACCGTCGATATTTTTCGAGATGTACTTGACGATGTAGCCTACGGCGCGGCCCCGGCTTTTATCTTCCTGTTTAGCCTCAAAACGGTTGTCCTGTGCTCCCGGTTCGTCGCCGTCTTCCTGTAGTGCGTATTCGCGAAACACTGTTGTTGCTTTTTCCAGATCTTCGGGTCTGAACCACAGCACCATGTGCCAGTGTGGCGTGCCGTCATGGTGGGGCTCCACGGTACGAAAGCCGAACGTGCGAATGCCCCGGCGTTGCCAGGCGGCGCGGACGCGTGACCAGACCTTGCAAAGGTACTTCTGTGTTTTTCGGGGGCTGGCCCCGTTGTATTTGTCGTTGCGCTTCCCGTCTTTGATGCGGGTTGAATGGTACGAAGACGGGGCGGTCAGGGTGTAGAACATCCCGATAAGCCCCATTTCGTCGGCGATATCCTGAAAACCTGCCGCGCGGGTGGTCAGTTCCATGCGGGCGATTTTGGGGTTAGACGTGCTCGCCAGTACTTTATCGATCAGCGGTGAGCGCTCGCCGGTGTCCCTGTCTTCCAGATCCATTTTGTGCAACCAGGCCATGTTAGCCTTTTGCTGCGCCAGCCATTCTTTCAGGCAGGGCTCCGAACATTTCGGGGAAGCCTGCTTACTGACATAACCCGCCGCTATCATCAGGTGTTCGCGCCAGCGGTCGTGAATACGCCTCAGCTTACCCAGCCACCATTTTTCCGCCTGGAGACGACCAACGGCCCGCAACGTTTCTTCGGCGTCGAGTTCTTCCTTGCTGTACTTATCCCAGCCGGGGATCGCAATATTCAGGGCGCGAGCCTTGCTGGCGATATAGCCGTAAGCGTCCAGCACGGAGAAATCCAGGTCTTCGGTCTGGCTGTACTGGTAGTCAAACTGGCTTTCAAACTCCGTTTTCATGAGTCTGGAAAGCGTGTAGGCCATGCGTCTGAGTTTCTTTTTGTCGGCCCACGGCAGTAAATGGAAGTCGTCACGCATGGGTAACAACAGAGCGGGGAGTGTGTCACACGGGTAATACTGCACGTTGACCATCTCAACACGGCGCAGTATGTGGCGTTCAAAGGTGCCAAACAGCCACTTAACCGCACTTTCCGGGTTTTCCCCGTCGAGTGCGGCCAGTTTCAGGGTAAAACGGCGGCGAATAATCCCCGGCAGTGATTGCAGACGGCGGCGCAGGTACTTTTCGCGCTTCTCACGCTCTTCTTCGGCGGCTTTTTCCTGCTCAATAAGGCCGCGATTTTCCAGGGTTGTATTGCACAACTCCTGAAGTTCTTCATACGTGAGTGTGCGGCGCTCGCCGTCTGGCGTCAGATATTCAAAACACAATGACGGGTCGCACTGGTCGTCACTGGTGGTGACGGGTTCCGGGGTAAGTTCATTTGCTGCGGCGGCGTCGTAGTCCGGGCTGTTCCACGGATACAGGTAAGTCGTCATATCCTGGGCTTTGCCAGGATACGGCGAAGGAGGTGTCGGTGCTTGGCGCTCCCTAGTGTCGCTCATGAGCGAACCTCCGTGTTACACGGATGTATAAACGCCCCTGGCTGGCAGGGGCGAAAATCGGGATTATTCCGGGTTGTTGATAAGCCGCTTGATATCGATGAATATATATTTATTAACATCTCGTCTTGTTCCGGTTATCGGGTGGGCAATGTCCCGGACATTTTCCAGTTACGCTTATGAACTGAAGCAACGTAGTCGATCCCTCACGTTGCTTGCGGCAGTTGTTTTTCCCGCCCGGCGTGGTGCGCTTACGTACCTCTCCCGGCCATCCAGTACGCCGATCACTTCGTCGGCTGTCCCGCGTCGCTGGCCGTTGGCACTGACAGAGCGGTGTACTTTCAGGCGATGAAGTTTGAATGGCGTGTAGATCTCGCGGGTCTCTTTGGTGTCACTGTTGGAAATCACGACTTTTGCTTCGTAAAGCCTGTTGACGTCGAGCAGATGCGAGACGAGATCGCGGTGGTCGTCAGGCGTAAAACCGGCTGCGGTGTAGCCACAGAAATCTGCGGTTTTACTTTCGGGCAGATAAGGCGGGTCGCAGTAAATTACCGTGTTACTTGACATGAGCAGGTGTTGCGCCCGGAGTGTGTGGCGGAAATCCACACATAAAAACTCCGCGCGGGATCTGCGGGCTTTTTCGGCAAACTGGCGCAGTTCCTCTTCGGGGAAGGGGCGCGTTTTATTCCTGAACGGTACGTTGAACCCGCTTTTTTTACTGACGCGCCAGATACCGTTGAAACAGTGGTGGTTGAGGTAAAGGAACAGTGCTGCCAGTCTCAGGTGGTCTTCATAGCTGCGATCTCGCTTTGATGCGGTTTCGTTGAACTCGGTGCGGTGTTGGTAATACGCCTCGTGGTTGGTATCGCTGAACAATGGCGCGGCTTCGCTAATCAGTTCTTCCGTGCATACGGTCAGGGTGGTGAAAAAGTTGATCAGCGCTTCGTTGGTGTCACACAACACATAGCGCTGGTAATCGGTGTTTAAAAATACGGTGCCGCTACCCACGAACGGCTCAACCAGGCAACCGCCAGAAGGGGGTAAACGCTCTTTCTTGAGAAGTCGGCTCAGGGTGCGGTATTTACTGCCCGCCCAGATTAACGGTGAACTCTTCCAGGCTTTCATACGCCACCCCACTGACCGTATTTCTCGTATTCCTCGCGTGGCGAGGGTTCAACGCGTGGTGTGGTTTCTGGTGCTGGTTCGATACTCCCTTCAATGGCGATATTGCAGGCGCGATACTGTGCGCCATTAATCAGAAATACATAACGCTCTTCATGCGGAGTGTAGATGTCATCCAGGATTGATCTGTTCCAGTCGATAAGGTCTTCGTGGATGCGCAATATGTCCCCGCCAGGCACAAGTTCGAATACAACCCATCTGGTGAGTTTCATGCTCATGCTGCACCTCCCTGCATCGGCAACATCTGAATGTTGGTGAAGGTGTACAGCCAGTACATTTCGTTTAACGGGTCTTTGTTGGGGTAAACGTCCCGCATAAATACGAAGAGTTCGGCGAGGGGATGTTTTTCAGGGTTGAAGCCGTCATGAATGGCGTCAATAGCCTCTATCTGGTCGCCCTTGATAACGGAAATATCGTTGATAAAGGCAACGGCAAACGGCACTGTTTCGCCGCCTTTGATTTCTGTGACCAGTTCGATATTGCTCAAAGTCTGGTAGGGTTGCCTTTTCAGAAGTCCGGCAAAGTCCGATATGTGGGTAAATCTCGCCCCTTTACTAAACCACATGGTTGCGTCAGCACTGTAGTCAGGAATGATTATGTTTTTAGTCAGGGTGTCGTCGTGGAAATATTCCTCTTTGTCCTCTCTGTCTGACCGGAAGCATTTAAACTGCATCATGCGCAGCGAGGTTATCTTCTGACCGCTGCGGAACGCTTCAATAAAGCGGGGTTTGAATTTCATCTGTAGCATCGTCTAATCCTCTTCACGTATTCGTTATGATTAAGCAGTTCCCACGTCCGGCCTTCGTCCAGACTTAACAGCCGATAGCGGTACATGACGTTGATTACGCGGGCTGGGGGGACTCGTTCCAGCCGACGCACATGTGACCAGTCATCATTCAGCAGGCGGCTGTATGCCACTCTTGCTGCCCGTTCCGGCTTTCCCCGTGGCTTCTTCCTGTTCTGGCGATACCGTGGGGGGATGATTAACTTCATTTGCCAGGGACTAATTCCAGGTTCCAGGCCTTTACCCAGCGGTCTTCCTCAAACTCGGATTTAAAACAGACGAAAATCAAATGACCACGGCGATCATCAATGCGGGTATTGCTCACTGTTCCACGCTGGTACGGGTGAGCTCTCAGGCATACGTGAGCGCCTTTTGTGAATGTGGTGTACCAGGTGTGTTCGGAATCTTTCTTTGCCGGGTCAAATGCAACGGTAGTGTTAGCCGCTTTCTGAAAGGCAATGAGCTGGGCGCGGAGTTCGGCGTTTTCTTTAACGAGCTGTTCGATGGCGTTAGCGGCGATGGTGTGAGGCTCAGACATTATCGCGACAAAAAAATCATCGTCGCCAGCCATTGCTTTGGCGTGCATACGCAAAAATGACGCCCCGGCTAAAGCTTTTTGGGAAAGGGTTTTATTTGGGTTAATCATTAGGATTTCCTTTATTTAGGTTGTACGAATCCCGCCGCGTGAGCGGTGTTTAAATGAACCAGGTCAATTAATCTGCTATTCAGTCAGGTCGTGTAATTCCCTTAATTGTCGGGCTACTGTTTTTAAACTCCTTGCTGTTTCCATTAATTCTGCGGAGACAACCAGATATTCATGATTTGCAAGCCTCATATTGGCAATTTGCAGTGTCTCCGCTGCTTTTGTGATGATTCCGGCTGCTACAATTCTTTGTCTTGCGGTGGCGTCCATTTTGTTTTCCTCCTTTCGGTTAAATTCATTTGTTTTTTAAGCTGTGAATACTTTCTTCTTTGTCTCCATGTGTCAAAAAACATCAATATCCACACGACCATAAACATAATTAATGCGGCCAGTGATATAACGGCTATTGATTCTGGAATGGTGAATGAATAACTGATATTCATTGTTATCACTCCGTAATTCTGGCGGGGTCGGGGACGACGCCGTCAGTTAATTGTTTTGCCATCCAGTTAAGCTCTTTAAGGTCTTTGCTCGCATCTGTATCTTTTGAGTAAAACAAGGTGTTGCGGACGCTAAATATTCCGCACTTCATAACCTCAAAGTGTGTTTTCCTGGCTCTGGGGTTAACTTCATTATCGAAGTGATACCCCTGTAAGAACTCGTTTACCTGTTCTGCTGTATGTTTCCTCATAACATCATCCTCGCGGTGTGAAAAGTGCCGGGATAACCCGCCCGGTCGGGGCGTGGTTTCTGCTGTAGTGTTTATATCTCTCTCATTTCGCAATCTTTAAGGGCGATGCAGTCTTCACGGTTAGGTCTTTTAGCAAGAAATACGTACATTAATGCACTAAATTTGGGGTTTTCGTGTTCCATGTATGCAATAGCCGGAAACTGGCACAACTTTTTTACATCGGCTATGGGCATGTACATTTCAACATCAGCAAATAAAGTGTCGTCTTTCAGTGTCAGGCGTTCTATTTTTCCCTGATTTTTAATATTGACTGTCTCCATTGGATCGTCAATAAACTCACCTATATTCGGCTGATAATAATCAGTGTTAAACGTCTCTACGCAATGCTTAAGCATTGATTGTGTGATTTCACGACCGTCTATAATCTTTCCCGCTCTGGCGATGGGGACGTTTTTAATTAATGTGTTCATGTTTGACCGCGTTTATTTGAGTAACCAAAACACCAGTAAGTAATCGATCGCCGCTAAAAGTATTGGGTGTAACCCTTTTGCTAATGCCGCTTCATATTTCCGGCGTATGTCACCGAATTTCACGCTCTTATTGCTGTGTTTTTCCCAGGCGTATAACCGTTATTCCGTCATTTTTACGTATTTTTCTGCGTGCCTGATGGTTTTCAGAAAAAGCGCGTAAAGATTTACGCGGCGCTTTGCGTTTTTCTCATTCTGGATAATGGGGATCGCTAGCCTGTCAGCCTGTCTTTTCACTGCATTAGCGGTCTGATTGGTGCGCTTCGCATAATCTTCCAGGCTTTCTTCCAGTACCGGATTTCCATGCTTATCACGGTATGGGTAGAACGCCGACAAACGCTCGATATCAACTTGTTCGTATATATTCAAGACCTTCGCCATGATGTGTTAACCTGTTAAATCTGGTGCTATTTGTGGCTTTTCTAGCGTCAAGTGGTACTCAACTGATAACCAATATAGTAATCAGGTGCACACCATGTCAATAGAAATTTCGAATAAATTAAAAGCAATTCGGGAATCTGAGGGGCTAAGTCAGGCTAAGTTTGCGGATTTAATAGGTATTGCGGTTGGTACGGTCAAGCAGTATGAAACAGGAATTAGGGGGGTAGGGACTGAAGTTTTACTCAAAGTAACGATGCATCCACAACTCAAAAAATACACGACTTGGCTGATGAGTGATGAAACTAACGAAGCGGCCGGACAGATAAGTCCCTCTCTCTCCCCTAATGGGTGCGATGTCACATTTCGTTCGCAAAGACCCCGCAAGACTGGTACACGGCACGACTGATAATGGAGCGCTGGGGGCACGGTGGCATTGTTACGTTGAGGTTGTAAGGGATGGGGATCAAATCAATTGCAGGAGGATACCTGCTGGATATGCGCCCGGAGGGACGTAAGGGCAGACGCATTCGCAAAAAATTCAAAACAAAATCTGACGCGGTTTTATATGAACGGTGGGTTCTGGCGCAGCAACACAATAACAACTGGCAGGGAACGCCCGCCGATCGCCGTCCATTGTCTGCGCTAATTGATTTGTGGTGGAAGTATCACGGCCAGCTAATGAAATCCGGGCGTAACTCGCACCTGAAACTGTTACGCACCTGTGAGGTGATGGGTGATCCGGGTGTGCATAAACTTGACGCCACTATGCTGACTGAGCTGCGGATAGCACGGGTGGAGCAGGGGGTAAAGCCCAGCACAATTAACCGGGAGATTGGCGCACTTGGCGCAATGTTTTCAGCGCTGATTTCGTCCGGCCACTTTCTGCACGACAACCCGGTACACGGCCTTAAAGGAATGAAGGTTGACGAGCGGGAAATGGGCTATCTCAGCAAAAAGGAGTGCTTCATGCTGCTTGAGAAGCTGGCCGACTCCGACAATGAACGTCTGGCTGCTGAAGTTCTGCTGGCAACCGGCGCCAGATGGGGCGAGGTGGCCGCGCTGGAACAACGCCGCGTTCACCATTGCCGCATTACCTATTCGAATACCAAGAACAGTAAAAACCGTACTGTCCCTGTTTCTGAAGCGTTGTTTAAAAAAATCAAGAAGCGGGGCGGGAAACTGGTATTTCCGTCGCTGGATTATTCGCTGGTACGTGACGCTATCAAAGAGGTTGCACCCAGCGTTCCTGATGGTCAGGCCGTCCATGCACTACGTCACACGTTCGCCAGCCACTTCATGATGAACGGCGGCAATATTCTGACGCTACAAAAAATTCTGGGTCACGCGAAGATTCAGACAACGATGATTTATGCCCATCTTGCGCCGGATTACCTGCAGGATGCGGTGAGATTTAATCCTCTTGGAGATGCCTTATATGAAGCCTCTTAAATTTGATGATTTTCCATATCTAGACAGGTCCCTTAATGATAATGAACGTGGGCATTTGCAGGTTCTGCAACAGATTTCACCCAAATTATTTATTCAATTCCTCAAAGATAGAGGCGCCAGAACCTCTTGTCTTTCGTGTGGGCGCCCAGATTTGTTTATTCCACATACGGTTGTCCACGGCACAGACCCTGAACTTGATGATTGTGATGATTCAAATGATTGGGAATATGTCACCCCCATACACAAGGAGAACGAGCCCATTAACATCTACAATACTCGGTATGAAGTGTCATGTTCTTATTGCGGCTTCACATCCACATATACAGCCCACACAGTTGTTCGTTGGGCAAGAGATAAAGGATATATAGTTTGGGAGGAAGTCTGAGTGGCATATGCTAAAAGGGAGCATGGCGTAACCCCCATTCGTGAGGACATTAGCAACTATTTTAATGATGACGCATCTTTCGATGGGGGAGGTGGTGATAGTGGAGGTGGAATGTCAGATAAACTTGAAAGGCGAATTGAGCGACTTGAAGGCGATTTATCGCTAACAAGAAACGACCTTGCGACGCTTGCTGAGCGCACTACAAACCTCTCAACCAAAGCTGATGTTGGTGAGGTGAAAGGTGAGCTCAAAGCAGACATTGCGCATCTGAAAGGTGAGCTTAAATGCGATATTGCGCATCTGAAAGGTGAGCTTAAATCTGATACAGCTAACCTGAAAGAGCAGATCAAATCAGACATTAACAACCTGAAGGGTGAGCTTACCGAAGCAATGGATAAACGCTTTGACAAGATTATGGATGAGATGAATCGGCGGTTTGACAAGGTTGATGATAATACGAAGTGGCGTTGGAGTGGCATTATTGTGCCAGTGTGCACAACCATTTTCACGGCGGCGGTTGCGTATTTTGTTGCTAAATTTGTTGGCTGA